GCTTTGGGTCCATTGAGTCATTTCTAATGACTCACTACCTAATGCAGTGTCAAAGTCCTCGGTGGCTATCCAGTCCATCGACGGATGTTTGGCAGCATAGTTTGCTATGCTAGCGATTGTCTTGTTGAAGTTGTTTTGAGTGAGTGTTCTTGTCTTTAATATGGTAAGACTCTTAGCTCGGCGAGAGATATGCGGCGAATTACGGATCTCATCCTCAAGGAAGGTTTTGGCTTTCTTGATGTTCCACTTACGGGCATCTACAATTCCTTGACTTGAGAGACTACCCATGAGGTTCTTAATTCGTCGACGTGTTACGGAGTAGATTTGACTTTCTCTTATGAGTTGGTCATGTCTACTTACGCCCATTGACACGTCTTGCATCCTTTCGTTACATTTCGCAGCAACGATTGCGTCCGAGAGTGAAATAGGCTGACGAGGCCTGATTTTCTTACACTCTGGACTTAATCGTACGACCAACTTCTTGATCCGATCTGATGCACGGGTGGTTCGGGTAGTTCCCTTCCTTAAGAATGCTACTAGTAGCGGGAAGGTGCTACGCCCACCTTTGCCTCCCATTTCGGGTCTTCCAGTTGGCCGGCGAGATGTATTTCGAGCTAAGTAAGTTGTTGCAGCACGTTGTTGTGGTCTACTCAGGGGGAGGTAGGACTTGGCTGGTTTATCCACCAGGTCAAGTATCTCCTGTCGAGTGGTCGCACTTGGCTTTCCTCTTGAGAAAGTAAGTTTGGCCATACCAGCGATGCTGTAACTCTTCCATATTGAAGACGTAGGCGCAGTACGAAGGACTAGACGCTCACAGAATACACCATTTTGTGCGTAGAATGATTTCGACTTGTTGAGCTTGAGACCTACCTTATCGATCCAATCTTCATAGATTGAGACTTGATGGGGGGTCCAGGCTGCAACAAGATCATCACCACAAATGGCGAAACTGTGATCTAGCCCCGCTTTACTGGCACAAAATTTGTTTAGCACCGACAGGACAGTCCATGTGGATCCTAGACCCATGTGGGCTCCCTGTCGTGTGATGTGGACTTGGCCGTCCACCTCACATTCCATTGGTGCTAAACAATTCAGTAAAGCTTGGCTGTCTAGTCTGTTTAGGCTTAATCCTCTTATAATTCCTTGAAGTACAGCTCGGCCAACAGGATGTTGGATATAATCACTTGCTGCTGTTAGATCAGCCGAGTATATCTTCACATTCTGTGAGTTGTGTCCTCTAAGGGTTATTTCATGACCACGGAGAGTACGTTGGAAGACTCCTTCATGTTTTAGGACAGGAAGTAGTCTTTCAGCGATATTTCTACTAAAGTGGGCCATGAATGCAGGGTGTATGGAGGCAATTCTTGTCTTGGCACCGAGTTCTTCGATGACTATAGGCTTTACCCTAGGTCGTCGAGTCTCGTGTGACAGCTCAGGTATGACTTCTGACTTTTCTCCTGCCTTGTTCAACTTGCTTGTAAAGAAGCGAGCTGTTCTATAGGCATCGAGAGAGGTCATTGGTTTATTACCTAAGTCCCGTAATCTTGCAAAGATGCTTAATTTTAACGCAGTCCGGATTGCACTCTTAGTTGTTCTCTTCGTTGGTTCACGAAGATTTACCTCTATGGGTGCTCCACGTGTGTCGAATTCTGCAAGTTGGGCGTGAACCCAGTAATCTTTAATTGCTGTGATACACCCGCCTTGCTTTGTAGTCTTCTCCAGGCACGCTTTGCCGGCTGCGAGTACTGCACTTACATTAGATGAATTACTCTCTTCGAAGAACTGTCGGTGGGGTTCGAATAGTTGGAATGTGAATTCCTCTATTCTCCCTACAAGTCTTGAGTCAACAGGCTCAGGTACTTCGGTCCAACGCTTCACGGCTTCTTTGATGGCTGCCTCCTTAATAGAGGCTTCCACGGGGAATTGGATACTCCTCGCTAGCGTGCTAGCAAAGAATAATCGTGTAGCGTTGGTCGTCGGCAGTCTCTTAGGAAGATGAATTGATTTGCTGAGGCGTTCGCTGTCGCCCAACGCGAGAGCCCGCCAATGGAAGCAAATCTCCTTCACATGTCCGAACCCGTTCAGGCACAAGTTGTGTAGGAACTTCGCGAATTGTATTAAATTCGAGTAGTTCCTAGTGCCGAATTGGTGATGATGGACATGACCATAGGCTG